CAATTTTATTACCAGTCCTGGTTGCGTTTTTAAGATTGTCTCTAAAAAAGTCACGCATACCATAACTTGATATAGGCGTTACGCCATCTCTTGATAATCTTAATACATCACCTGAATTAGTATCAACGAAGTATTTTCTTGTACCATGCACCGCAAACGACTCTGGCACTTTTGATATGCCCCACTCACCTGCATAAGAAATAACTTGACCTATAACTTGGCTCCCTGTAGACGTAAGCCCTGTGCCTTCAGCTGTGTATATAGCATCTTTATCTATAAGTGCCTGACTAACTTTTCTTTCTTGGAATATAATTAAGTTAGTGTCTTCTGCGTATAGCTTTTGTATGGACCCATTATTTTTATCAACAGCTCTAGTTATTTTTTCACCTGAGCTAAATTGATTTGTTTCATTAACATCTGTTCTAGAGTTTATTACACCAGAATATATAATAGCGTTTTCTCTTTGAAGTCTAGCGTATCTTTCATTAGTAGCATATGCTTTAACCCCAAAGCTCACAGATTTGCCATTAAAAGCACCTTTAATTCTAGATTCTTCTATATGCCAACCTTTACTATTAGCCGGGGCTGCACTATTATCTTTTCTTAATATGAAAGTATTAAAATATTTTACTTTTACTGTAGCTGGCATACTTTATATTTTTACACTTTTTAAGGCACTCTTACGTACCATACTCTATTTAATACAAATGCAGAATTATTATTTATTGTCCCGATTTTAAATTCGCTTAATACCCTGTAATTTACTGCGCCTACGATTATGTTTTTTCCAGTATCTAGTAATATATTGTTGCCAACACTTAAAGATCCAGTAGCAGCGCCTATTCTATCAACCACACTGCCACTTGCGTCGTATACAGGAAACCCTTGGCCACCAGCGTTAGTTACATTATAATCATAATTTTGAAAAATAGGTGTTTTGTTGCCTCTATTAGTAACTTCTACTTCAAAATCTGATACGGGGGATAGCATTGATCCTCTATTAACTCTAAATTGATATCTTGTAGAATTTTTTTGACCCGATGCAAATTCTGATCCTCCCCCAAATTGACAATAGTTTATTTGTATATCATTTGGCAAAGTAATTATATTATTAGCTAAAGGCTCTGCAGATGAAGATGCAAACGAATAATATTGAGTACCATTTCCACCTTTGCCCGACGATACTCTAACTACAGTCAAACCTAAACCAAAACCTCCGTAGTCGCCTAAATCAGCGCCATAATTTACTTTAGTTCCGGTGCATTGATTTCTAGTCCATTTTGTACAATAGCTAACATCTGGAAATATACCATTACAACCATCCCCGCCTCTTTCTGCTGGCTGAGTAAGTTCTGTTGTGCCAAAATAATTAGCTCCACCAACCGTTAAAGTACAATCCTGAAAAGCGCTGCTGCTGTAGTACTCTCCATTTGCGTCTTTAATAATAACTTTGAAATCATAACTTCCCGTAGGAATAGTATTTCCTGCAATTATATGACCTGTATTTCTATTGATTTCTAAATATGTATTTGCTACTGCGGTGCGTTGTTTATTATAATAAAAAGGCGGATCGAGTTCAAAAACTATATCTTCTGTTTGGTTTATAATTGAGCCGTTGACACCTGTTACAGCGTGGTCTAATGCCGTCATTGGAGGGGACTGGCCGGGTAGTGTAAATTGATTTGAGCTTGTAATTGACGGATTTTCATTTTTTAATCTTGTGCTCGCTATCAGGCCTGGGAGTGTTTCTGTAGTATTATGAATAACATCAAAATTAAAAGTATAATTAGCGGGACCTAATTCATATGTAAATGTTTTATTAGTTAATGTTTTTATTTTAAAACCAGTAGATACTGCTTCAAATTCAAAATCACTAGTAACTGTAGCTCCTGAGCTATTTGTTACACTGTTTAAATTTAAGTTATCAATAATCCCAGCAGGAGCCGGGGCTAATAAATTGTCTTTAGTATCATATATTTTAACTTCGCCTACATATGTGCCGGCTACCGTGTAGTCTGCATTTTCGCTAAAGTCAGTTGTTGGATCTATAGTAAATAAAGCGTATGAAGGCTCTGTGGGCACGTCGGAAAGCTCGTTCAATTCATGTACATAGCCACTTGTAGATGTTTCATAATATATATCTAGCACAGATTCAAATGGCTCTGTTTCAAAAGCATGGAGCACTGGGTCTAACGCGTATGAATATTTTTTAATGCTAATCGCTTCAGAAGTATTAACATTATATTCTTCTTCGCTTACAAAATTATCGCATGTAATAACTGTATCAGGAGCTGTAGTAACTATAATTGATTCGACTTTTACTAAATCAGTAGATCTTCCTTTTAAATAATCGCCAACCGCTATCTCATTTGTTCCGGTTGAAGATAAGTCGACCCCTTTAACTGTTACCGTAAAATCTGTTTTACCAACTACAACCTCATTTACGGTTGGAGATGCTTTCGCAGAAAAAGAAATATCTGTACCCTTTAAATCAGCTTGACTAACCTGCACCCCCATTCCAGTTGTGCTAACCTTATATGGTATTTGCGAAACTAACATATTTTTATTAGCTTCATACAAAAACGCAGATGGTATATCATTTGCATTAACCAAATCTTGTTGTCTGGCAGTACCTACATTGAGAACACTCATTAAGTCACTGTCTGAGTTTCCGTCTACTGGAGGCGGAGTGTCCGTTAGTCTTATAACTTTTGGAAAAACATTAACAGATGAAGTACCCAGATTTAATTCTTGAATATCATCAGCGAGCGGATCCCTTGGTATTTTGTTTATGTTTCCACCTACACCTGTCTGAACATAGCTTTTAAATTCACCACTTTCATTTTCTACATCAATAATACCAGGGGTGTATACGTTATAATATTCTTGTTGATTTTGTTTTACAACGATTCTATAAGAGTACCATCCGTATGGGTTTATATCGTAAGCAAACAAATTAGCGTCATTTGATTGAGGCGATAAATTATGATATACACCAGATATTTGCTGATCATCATCTAACCCGTGCAATATCTCAATTATTGTATTTGTGCCATTATATACTGAAGAAGTAATAGGCCCCACGAAATCTTTGCTTTGGCCTTTTAAATATTTACCTACAGCAAATTCAGTTGTTGCATTACCGTTAGTTATTGTTAACCTTTCAACAATAGTAGTTGAAGACGGTGTTGCTTGCGAAACAGTAGTTGACCAATTTGCACCCGGTGAAGTGCTGGTACCAGGAAGCGTTAATATTGTGGGTGAAGCATAAGGCTCTTGGATAGGTTGATTAAATATGCACTCTAGAGCGTCTCCACAGTAATCAGCATTGCCATTATTGCCTGTAGAGTTAGTGTTCCAAAAATAATTATAAAAATTTTCATCTCTAGCGGGTACATAAACAGAATGCGCTCCAGTTGTAGACAGTAATACAGGCGATTGCCTGCCATATTTATCTGCTAAAACTACGCCTATTTGATAAGATCTTCTTGACTTTATACTATGCAATGGATATTCTTTATGTATTGCATAATCAGCTTCTCTAGTAACAGTAGAATCATTATACTTTACATTATAATTAGCTATATAATTTAAGCCTGCTACGCCACTGGTTTTTATTAGGTTTCTGTCTTGTTGAAAGTTACCATACATTATTCTATTACCAGACATTTCTTGAGTTTCAGCTCTGTATGGTACATTATCGTAAACTCTTGTAATTTGTTTTTCAGGTAATGTTTTTGTAGGAAGTATAGAATTGTATACATATTTATACATGCCATCTGATGGCATATTTTCGCTACCTCCCGCTAAATTTACTAGCTCTAGCGACTTTACAGATTGTTCGTCAGATTGTTTGTATAGTATTTCTAAACCAGTAATATCGTAATCATAAGCGGGCTGCTGTGAAGGCATTTTAATATAAATATCTATTTGATTAATTTTATTAATCATACCTTTTTCTTGCCCGCTAGTTGTGTCATAAAAAGAAACCTCGCCGCTTTCAGCTATTTCTTTTTCTTCGTCAACACCAATTAAAGCAGACTTTGGCACAAAGCACGTGTTTGTAAACGGGGCCATTGTAGAATATTCTCCGTCAGAAAATCTAAATCTATATGAAAATCTTACAAATTTTTCTTTTAAATAATCTTTATCTATAGACGCTGCAGCAGATTCATTCATGCTTGAAACATCTGAAAACGCCCCGTCAGGCCCTCCCGCAGAGCTATAGGTATAGTCTAGCAGCATAGGTGCAAATATAGGCGCAAACTTAGCTACAGATATCTTATGTTCTGCGTTATAAAAAGCTGGAGTTGTTTTAGCTGTAGATATATTTATTTTTCTTGGCTGGTTTAAGTTATCAGTCCAAAATAATTGATCCTCTATAATATTTACATTATTTATTGGGTGCGTTATAGAAAAATTTAAAAAACTTCCTGTAACTATTTTAGCTGCAGTAGCAGACCCTTTTTCCCAACAATATATAGAGCATAATGCAGTAGATGGTGCGAATGGCACTCCTCCAGGTTGCCCTGGTAAATTATCAAATCCAGGGTAAAAAACTTTATTTATAGAATCGTATTGATCTGATGATATTTGAAAGTCTGTTGTAAAAAATATAATTCTTTTTTTATTATTATCAAAATACGCACCAATAACAGCAGAACCATCTAAAGAACCATCTGAAGAAAAATTTGTTATTTTTTCAAATCCTTTTAATTGCTCAACTGTGCCTGAATCGCTACCTTCTGATTTAGTAACAGAAATATTACCAGCCTCTCTATATTCTCCTTTAGGTATTATCTTATCATCAAGGTCAAGATTCATCTTGCCTTTCAGAAAATTATTATTTAATTTTGGCATTAATGCTTAATTATTTTTGATTTATTCCTGAATACCTGTGTAATTTCTTCTAATTTAATATTAGATAATCTTATTTTAGCATTACGTATTTTAGCTCTTTTTTCTTTTCTTAGCCTATTAATTATATACTCGGGTAAGTTATTTTTAGATGAAGCAATTGCATACAATATATATGAATAAACAGCATCTTCAGCTAGCTTAGGAATTTGCATATCTGCGTCATAAGCAAGCCCATCTGAAATATACTCTAATATTATTACCTTATCAACAAGGTCACTCGAAAAAGAAAGCTTACCTTCTCTTTCATTTATTGTAAAAAATCCATTAAGTTGTGTTGTCTCAGGGTTCGCGCCATATCTTTGACCTACGCCCACACGATTGAATGTAAAATTATCAATGCTAGCGTCCGTAAATTGCTCATCATAGCCGCCTGTTATTTTTTTCATATCAGCCCCACTCCAATTTTCTTCAGTAATTGAAGTCGCTGTTATGTTTTCGCCATAGCTGTCTTGCACAGGAACACCACTCCCGTCCTGCACAGGAACTTCTGTAGGATTCGAAGTTAGTCTTGTAGGATATATAATATGCGCAACCCCTAAATCATCAATCCAAGATGCTTTTACATGATTAACATAATCTTGTGGTATAGGCACAGTTAAATTATTAGGAATAGCAAGCTCTTGTTTTTTAATGCTTTTTAAAACATCATAGCTAAACTCTTGGAGTGCTCGTTTAGCATGAAAAGCTATTTCATTTTTTTTAGCAGACGGCAAAAGTCTGTCAAACCCAACATAGCTAAAATAAAAATTATTGATTACATCCGTTATAGACGTGTACCTATAATTGCCGTATTGCTTTTCTTTTAATGTAACTCTGTAATAACCAATATCCCAGTTACCTACCGTTTTTACAAATATATTTGAATTTTTGCCACCCTCGACTGAGTATTCAATATTAACATCAGTAAATGTTGTATTATTAACGCTAAATTCTAATGTAAAATTGTTTTTATTATAGTCTTCGTTGGAAGGCACCCAAGAATCTGCACTGTAAAGTTTTAATACAGTATCAAATGTAGATATAAATTGACTTACCGATGTAACAACATGAACTGCTTGCTGCCCTGCGTAATATTGTTCGTTTGTTTCTTTTATAAGCGTCATTTATTAAATTTTTTCAGTTTGCTCTTGTTTATTAATTTCATTTGTAGCAGCTTGTATAACTAAAGGATCTTTAATTATAATACCTGAATATGCAAGTATTTTTAGTACAACATCTGAAAACTCAGAATCGCTTAATTCAAAATTATTTGAACCATTAGCAGAATATTCAAAAACACCAGTAGTCGCATTTTGATTATAGCCCCAAATAGGAGCAGATGGATATGTTAAATATTCCATATCTATTGTATCAATACTTTCTGGCAAAACTTTTATTGTATTTTCTGATAAAAAACAATATATAGGAAAATCTTTTGTAGGTTGTGCAAGTGGAGACTGCAGTGTAGAGTAAAATTCTCGTCTTGTTACTTTTTGAATTAAAGGAGCACCAAACGCAGCCGCAAGATCAATTCTGTCTTTATTATTGTTTTCCTGCTGTCTATTTATAGCAGCCAAAGACTCTTCTTTATAAAAATTTTCAAGAATAGAATTATCATTTCCATCAGTATTATCTAATAAAAATACACTATTATTATTAGGATCTACTGAATTTTTAAATATTCTTACATAATCGTAAAACGGTTCTAATTTAGTATAAACATCTTCAGTTTTATTAGCTAAAGTATCATATACTTTATTAAGTCTTGTTTGAATATTTAATTCTTCACAGTAATTATCAAAAATTTGGCGTTGAACCTGATTTGCTACCGCATTAAACTCATCGGGCGTCATGTAACCTCTCTGTTCTTTATTAAGTATTAAAAGAACTGTTCTATATACTGTATTTACGTTTATCGCCATATCTATATTATAATAAGGAGCGGCAACATAACGCTACCGCTCTATATTAGTATTACGCGTTATGCAAACTTTTTTTCTATTGATTTATAAACTTCTACGCCTTCATCTGTTTGCAAGAAGGAAGCAAAAGCTGAATATGGGTTTTCATCAAATGGCACTGTCATTAGCTTTTTGTCATTTGATGCCCAAGAGAAGATTCTCTGGTCCTGCGAAAGTTTAATAATATTTGCTTCTTTTGCTTTAATTGCAAAATTACGAAGCTGAACATTATCATCGTTTGCTAGCTCTAAAAATAGCATTGGATTTCTTTTAGCAAATAAAAGTAAATCTCTCTTCAATTCTTTAGAACTCATTTTTGAAACCGAGCTACCAAGCTCAACCCGAACAATAGCTTCAGCCATATCGACATCCATTGTCATTGCAGCATTAAGAGCTTCTAGTTCTATTTCAATACTTTCAAGCTGATCTTTTGCTTCAACAATAGAATCATGTTCTGTATATCTTTTATTTAAAAATGGGTGATATAAAGAAAGCAGCTTTTGTAATGCTTGCTTTTCTTTGCCTACGAATAAGTGGCCATTCTTAAACATAATATGTCCTAATGTAGCCTCGCCCTTTTGTTCATCAACAAATGGAGAATTTTGATTAGTTGCATATCTAAGCTCTCTTTGTTCATTTTTTTCTGAATCAAACCAAAGCAATGATCTATGTCTAGAATGCCTGGCTGGTACAGTATAAGTTAATGGAGACGAACCTACTAAATAGTAGTGTCTATCTTTAATTTCCCATTGTGGTCCTTTTGGCTCTTTTTTTACAGTTTTAGCCTTAACTATTTCTTGAGGTGCAACCTCAACTGTTTCTTCTGCTGTAGCTTTTTTTGCCATGATATAATATAATAAAAGTTTTAATAAAAGTAAAAATTACCCCCGTAATTAAACGAGGGTAATTTTTTTTAAAGGTAATGCTTATTTCTTCAACAATACGAAGTTGTTAGCACCTTGAACACACAAACATCTTTCTGACAAGAAGTGTACATTCATTGCATCCTCGCTTGAAGTGAATGCTCCACCTACTGAACCTGTAATCCAAGTTTTAAGTCTTCGATCATCAGCTTCAGATGCACGATAACGTACGTGAAGGAATGGTCGTCGAATGTTAGTACCAAGTATTTGGTCATATACAGTAGAAGTACCAGCTGGAATAAGAACACCATCAATTGAATCTTCGCCCGCAGTATTATAGCTGCTGTCAAATCCACGTGTTGATGCATCATTTAAGTATTTCCAGTCAGTCTTATAGAAATCATAAGAACCTCTGCGGAAGCCAGTGAATCCAAGATTCAAAGCCATTTCTTCAGAGTTTTCAAATATACCATAAGCAGATCCAGATCCAGTATTTCCACCGTTTAGCCCTGCAAGCATATCATCAAAAGCTAGATTGGTAGTACGATCTAAGAAAAGCATGTTTTCTTCAATTGCACCTTGCCCGTCTAGGTTTTTAAGGATTTCATCAAAAGAATCTAATGTAGCAGGAAAAGCTGAATATACATTTCCACGGCTATTAAGCGCAGCGAAAAGTCCTTCAGTACCTTTTACATTTTGTTTGTAAGCGGAAATAGAACCTGCAGTATCAGTTGCTACATCAGATTTTTCAGCCTCAACCATTGTCATCTCTAAGTAATCTTGATAACGTAGACGTGTTTCTGATTCAGCTTTTAGATACCATAGATATCCAGAAGTTCCGTCTTCAGTAGCAACTTCAACCCATCCAATCTGAGCAGTGTCAGAACCATTAATACCATAATGATCTTTAATGATAATAGGTGAATTATTAAACTGAGTAAACTCAGGCTCTACTGAACCTTCCATTCCAGAAGTTCCTTTTCCAAATTCAGAACCAAATACAAATACTTTTAAAGCATCTGCAGCGACGAGAGCAGCTGTCCATGTTGCTGACCCAAACGGGTGAGCTTCAACGGTAGTACCTGTAACAGCGCTTACAAAAGCTTTTTGCTCAGTACCTGTGTCAGGATCAAGAACAACAATCAATGCATTCTTACGAATTGCATGGTGTTTTCCAGTGCCTCCAACAATACTAGATCCTCCAGTGGCGTTGTCTCCAATAACTACAGTAGCAGCATCAGCGGCTGCAATTGTACATGCGTTATACGAAATGTGTAAACGATTTTGCTCAGACCAAATTACTTGATCGGAACTCATCGGCATCTCAGCTCCTACCATTTGAAGAAATCCAGAAAGCGTACGGTTTCCGTATCGCTCTACTTCAGCTTCATAAATTTCAGGTAGATATTGTTGAGAAAAGTCATTACCAGCACCACTTGTAAAATCAAGATAGTTTGAAGTGCCGGTTTGTTTTGCGGCCGTTGGGATCAACGAGCCGTACAAAGGTGATAATGCCATTTTTTATAAATTTTAAGTTTTAACGTTTTGTTTTAATTTTAAGTCTTGAAGAATCCGCACCGCTAACAGATTTGACCCTATAGCCATTAACAAACACATCGCCGCTTTGCGTTGATCGTGGTTCATTGCTAATATTTTTTGATTTAGCTGTTAAATCACGAACTGCGTCAGCACGACCCTGTTCATAAAAATGGTTTATAATACGGTCAGGATTGTTAGCTACGTATAAAGCTTTATGATATCCACTTAAATCTGACACTTCACCTTTGTCATTCAAGAACTTCTTGATAAAGTTACTTATATCTGATTGTTGATTTGCGACTGAAGAATTATCTTTTAGTCCGTACCTAAATTGTTTTTCACCGAGCTTAAAATCAAAACCTTTGAAATCGTCGTTGAAATAATTTTTTGTACGTCCTTGAAAATCGTTAGTTCGCTGCTTTATAGTTTGCTGTTCTTCATTGTATCGATTGAAAAAGTCAACTGCATTTTGTTGTTCCTGAGTTACGCCCGGTCTCAACTTGATCTCGTCGTAATATTTATCTTTCAGTCCCTCTAAAAAACCTTTAGCTTTCGCAACTTCTTCTTTATACGCAATTTTTTTCTTACGTATATCTTTTTGATCATCAAGCTCTTCGTCCCATGTAAAGTCTTCTAAAAGAATACTCACATCTTCGGAATCTAGATGAGGTTTGTTTTGGCGGTAATATTCCCGCAAAAGTGTATTGTTATCTATATTAGAGTAATCTGCATTTAATCTTACATAATCTTCTAATGTTCCACCGGTTTCACTCATAAAGTCCACAACTTTTTGAATGTTTTCCGGTAATGGTTCGGCAGTGTCTTGCAACCCCTGCACTGCATCCTCAACCTGCTCTTGCAAGGTTTCAGTTTGCTTTTGAACCTCTTCTTCTGTTACTTCTTGTATTACAGGTGTGTCCTCTACCGTTTCTTCGGGCTGCCGTACTTCTTCAACCACTTCTTCGCTACCTTGCGAGTTTCCGGATTCTTCGATAGGAGCATCGCCCTCATCTGCTGTACTGACTTGAACGGCATCTTCTTGTTCTGTTTTTTCGGTAATGTCTACCTTAATGGTATCACCTGTTTCTTGAGTTTCTTCCGGCTTTTGAGACAAATCTACTTTAATAGTTTCAGGTGTTTCAGAAAGCTTTTTCATTTTTCGAGGTTTAACTTTAAATGCTCCCTCTTGCTTGACTGTTTCTGTCATGATAAAATATTATAAAATTAATAAAAATTACTTAGGTTCAAATTGTCCTAAGTCAAAACCGCCTAACACATCAAATCCGGCAGATTCAAAGTTTTTTGGCAGTGTATCGTTTTTTCGCTGATCAATTAATTCTGATTGTTGTGTTGCTTGTATTTTAGTGCGCTCGTCTTTTCTGTCTTCTTTGTAAGCTTCTTTATTTTTTAAAGAATCAGATTGAGCTTGCGTTAGTTTAATATTATACATAAATTCCTCCGCCATTAATTCCTTTTTAATAGTAGCTTCTTCCCTTAGCTTTTGTATTTCTAATTGTAATTTACTATTTTCAATTTGAATCTTTGTTTCAGCTATTACTTGCTGTTTTTGAGCTTCTGCCAACGCGGCTTTTTCTGCTGTTTGAGCGTTTGCCTGAGCTTGAGCTTGTATGTTTGCTTGTTGAGCTTTTTGATCTTGCTCTTGTTTTTGCTTGCGTTTTTGCTTTAATAATTTATTCGCTAGCTTTATATTTTTAACGTCTCGTATTTCAATAGCATCTTCTAAATATAATTGGTTAGCCTGTAAAGCTATTTGAATATTTTTTTCTAATATTTGTTTATCTTCTTCATCCGGCTCCATTTCCATAAATATACCAAAATCAAAAACATTTTTATCTGCTATTTCAGATAAAGTAGCGACATTATATACAGATATAGAATCTATTAAAGCCTGTTTGGTTAACGGAAATTGCAAAGCATCACCAACTCGTAAGGATATTTTTTCACAAGTATCTAATGTTATAGCCATCATGGCTCTTAGAATGTGCCTAGTAGCTGTATTGCTATTCGCGGCTGCTAATTTTTGCAAGCCTACTAAAGCATTTTTATCTGGCTGACTGCCATCGCGAGCTTCGTTTAAGCCTGTTGCATCCCTTATCATTTGTAAATAGTATTGATACGTATTTATTAATGAATTAATTTTAGCCTGACCGTTTGAAGTTTGTAACTCTTGAATAGGCACCTTACCAGGATTCATATCGCCATCTTGCGTAAATGACCGCCCTACTATGCTACCAGTTTGGAAATACATGTTCAATGCTTCTGCTGGATTATAGTTTGTGCCATTGCCCAAATCTACCTCAGCAAGCCCATCAACATCTACATAAACACCGTCTGGAACAATTCTAGACATTACCTGCTGCAGTTTTAAATGTGTAATCTGTATCATATCAGCAAAACCCATCATTCTGCTAACTAATGAATTTATTTTACCTTTATAAATTTTAGGTGCTACAATACTGTAATTCATTTTAACCTTGGCTGTGTTCGACACTGGGCGCGTCATGTTTTCAGCCATTTGCCAAGATAACATCTTTTCCTTGCCTAATACCTTTGCTCCGCTATATAAGACCTCTATTGTTCTTTCTATTCTTTCAAAGTTATCATTTGAAGGCGGGTTAAACGTATCAGGTTTTTCTAAAGCTTTTTGTAAACCTTGATCTGTTTCTTTTATTTTAAAAACCTGCTTATTAAAAGTTTTGTATTCAAAGTATAATACACTTATCGTATTGTTATCATTTTGCCCGTAATAGTTTCTTAAATAATCATTATTACCAGGGTATTTTTGTATTTCTGCTAAATCAGATTCGGTAAGATAGGGAAATTGTTTTGCTAAATCAGATAATAAAATCTGTTTTACTTCGCCAACATAATATAAATCATCAAAATTAGGATCTTCTGTGTAAGAATAAACTAGATTAGCAGGATCAACATATTCTATCTTTACACCCTCTGATTTATTAAAAGAAGTTTTTGAAACGCCAATACCTAAAACAACTAAATCTTCAACAATTCTTTTTTCTATATAATTATATTTGTTGTTGTCTAATACGTTATTTATAACTTCTTCTTGCGCAATTTCTACAGCGTCTTTATAGCTCAATTGCATATGTAACTCAACCTCCTCCTTATTGGAAGGAAGAGTGTCTTGGTTCATACCTGAAGAAAAGAAATTAGAATTAAAATCGTTATTAGCTTCTAATATTTCGTTTGCGCTAAACATATCAGTTAGAATGTTTTGCGTATACTGCGTTCTTTTTTGAGTAGAATAAGGGTCTTGTGCATATGCATTTAAAGAATAACCTTTATCTGTCATGCCGTTAACAACTATGTCCACGAACTTTGGTATAACAGGTATCGGCTTCCAGTCTAAATTAAGATAAGACAGATCGCCATTAATAGATAGTTCGTCTTTATATTTTTGTATAGATTGTTCACCTCTAGCATATAGTCTTCTTGTATGGTATTGTTGGAAATTTGCAGTAAATCTATCGCCGCCACGGTTATTTCTAAACCATTCACCTTCAATAGCTCTAGCAACTTGTAGGCCGTACTCTAAAGTCTGCTTTTCCTCATTAGGTACCACCTGATCGGGAAACGAGCTGTTGTAATTAGTATTAACCATTTATTATATTATTTTTGAACTATATCCTTTATTGTTATATTTTTTAAAACTTAGGGGCACAGACTTAATTGCTTTTTCAGCAGATGGTCTATACCTGTTTTTATTGCAAGCCATAATAGCTAACCCAGAACTAATTGTTGCATCAAATTTTGTTCTATTGTTTATATTAAATCCAGCCCAGTCTTCTAGCGTTTTTTGAAAATAGGTATCACCATATACACCTTCGGCAACTTGGCCAACATAATTTTCTATATAACTTTCTATTGCTGCAGCGTGCGCTTGCTTAATGTCTTCAGACGAGTTTGGTATACCGCCTATATCTTTTTCTGTAACAGAAAGCTTATTCCAAAGCTTATCTGGTCGGTTCATTGAGAACCCTCTATAGCCTCTTCTTTTTAAATAATATAATAGTCGAGGTTTATTATTTTCGCATAATAGCGGCATTCCGTAAAACGCTAATGCCATAAGTACATCTTCAAAAAATATTTCAGCTGTTTGAGGCCGTGCAATATATTCTAAAAAAAACATATTAGGTGGCGCATCTTCCATGCTGAATTTTGTTAAACCATGCAAAGACCCCTTTGATCCTCTTTTGTCAACTGTTCCTGATATATCATATGAGTCACAACCGAAAGCACCAATGTGCTCATTACCTGGGTATTTCACACCATTCTTTACTATTACACAGTTTTGTAATTTTTTAGGAGGCACCCAAGATACTTTAAATCTTCCATTAGTATTTGGCGCAAATATTACATTGCTATCTTGTTCTCCACCTTCCCATTGAAAATTGCCTTGTGTAACCTGCATGCCATTTTGAACCTCCTCGTTATAATCTATCTGTTCGTAGATCTTAGTCAGATTGAATAAAGACTCTTTTGCTTCATCTCTAAAAGCGTGCTGCTCTGTTCTTGGAAATTGTCTGTAATATTCGTTTAAGCCGTCCTGGTCATTTTTAAGACCATCAACTTCATTTTGCCAATGCTCAATTACCCCTTGGTCAATAAGCTCTCCATATGGCCCTTCAACTGGTTCTTCTGGTGTATCGAAGACAGGGTTTCCATAAGTATCAATGAATCCTTCGTAGTTCCACTCCATAGGTATAAACAAAGAATATAATCCCGAGCTAGTCTGTCCATTGCGGTTTCGTTTAGTAACGTTTGAATTCTCGTATAACTTTTTGAAATTTGCTCCACCTTTGTCTAATGCATTTGAAGTCGAGCCCATCATACACTTACCTACAATTCTAGACCCTAATCTAAGTGTTGTTTT